GACCTTCTCCTGAGATTTCCCCATGGGATTGACCATTCTGGAGGCCGCCAAGACGGAGACCGATCCGCAACGGGTGGCCGTAATTCGTGAGCTTGCCGAAAGCGAGCTGATCAGCATCGTGCCGTTCCGCAATGTGCAGAGCGGTCTGGACTATGCCGTTGAAGCTGAGCTTCCCGCTGTTGGCTTCCGTGGCTACAACGAAACCTACGACGAAAGCTACGGGGTCATCAACCCGCAGTATGAGCGCCTGAAATTCTTCGGTGGCGACATCGACGTTGACATTCAGCGCATCAAAAACTACGGCACCCAGGCCAAGGCCGAGCAGATCCAGATGAAGGTGCGCTCGCTGCGCCTCACCTTTGAGGAGTATGTGATCAACGGTGATGAAGCCGCTGATCCCCGCGCCTTTGATGGCCTGAGAACCCGGATCAACGTGGGCAGCTCCCAGGCTGTCAACGTGAACGGCGCCCTGTCGCTCACCGCTCTTGATGAGCTGATTGATGCGGTGGATGGCGACAACAAGATCCTGCTGATGAACAAGAAGATGCGTCGGCGCCTTACGGCTGCCAGCCGAAACACCACTATCGGTGGCTTCATGTCCTATGAGCAGGATGCCTTTGGTCGTCGGGTGACCATGTATAACGATGCCCGCATCGTTGTGACGGACACCAACGCTCAGAGCGCGCAGATCCAAGGGTTCACCGAGGATACCAACCGCACCAGCATCTACTGCGTGGCGTTTGGTGATCTGCAGACCACCGGCATCCAAGGCCCTGCAGCTCAGGGCTACGGCATCGACATTCGGGAATTCGGTGAAATCGCCGAGGCCCCTGTTGATCGCACCCGGATTGATTGGTCTATCGGCATGGCCATCATGAACGGTCGCAGCGCCGCCCGTGCCTACGGAATCACCGATGCTGCGGTGACCGCTTGATCATCGCTCCATCTATCCATTTTGTGAGGTACTGATTCATGGCTCGTTCTACTGGTCTTGCCCCCCGGCGGGGCTATCAACTGGATGCTGAGACCATCCTTCTCGGTCTAGTCAAGGCGGGGCCCCGTGGCCGCGCTGCTGAGACCCGCACTGGCGCAGCTCGTCTGCTCACCACCAATCTGGCTGCTCAGAACGTGGTGAAGATCGCAGGCTTTGGCCAATCCAGCACTTCCGCTGGTGGCTACCTGGTGCAAGCTGCCCACGTTGCTGAAGGTGCCGCGATTGGCACCGCCTCGACCTACGCCACCATCGGCGTGATCACCTTTAACGCTGGTCAGATCAACGAGGTTGCCCTGTCTGGCAAACAGATCCGTGAAGCGGTCCGGGCTGCCGGTTCGCTGACCGGTGACATCCGGGTGGTGGCAGTTCGGCTGACTGCGGGAACTGGGGCCAATGGTGCTGCAGTTCCTGCGGGCACGAACACTGTGGCGATCTGCCCTGAAGAGTGAGCAGAAAGCGGCTTGTGATGACCTAGGGGCCCTTCGGGGCCCTTTCCACTATGGAGGCCCCATGAACATTTCGGTAGGCGTTGGCGTTGACCTGGAGCAGCTGCAGCAGGCCGTCAATGAGCCAGGTGAACCCCAGCAGGAAACGGCAGAGCCTGAACCCCAGGAGGCCCCTGCTGAGCCTGCGTGCCCGCTGCCTACGCGCAAGCGTGCTCGGGTGAAGGGTGGGCAGTTTGCGGCTGATGACCCGGTGACGGCGGTAGATGAGGCGTGGACGGAAAGCTGAGGCAGCCATCGCGGCGTGCCGCTAAACACCCCCTTTCAGTTTTCAACAGCAGCTCGCAACGCGGCGCTTGATGCAATCGAAACAGCAGCGGGAACGGCACCTACGCTGACCATCCGTACGGGGACCGTTCCGGCTAACTGCGCAGCGACTCGGGCGGGTACGGTGCTGGCAACTTTGGTGCTTCCGTCTGACTGGCTGGCGGCTGCGTCTGGCGGCACCAAGGGGCTGTCTGGCACTTGGCAAGATTTAGCAGCGGATGCCACCGGCACAGCGGCTCACTTCAGCATTGATCAAGGCGCTACTTGCCATATTCAAGGCACAGTGACCGCAACCGGCGGTGGCGGCGACATGACACTAGACAACACCTCAATTGCGACAGGTCAACAGGTAAACATCACAGCGTTCACGCTGACTGCTGGCGGCGCCTGATGGTGGCGGGCTAATTGATTCATGGGGGCAAAAAATGACAACGCGAGAACAAAGGATTGCGGCGAAGGTGGCGCAGTTTGCCGGGATCGCAGAAGCGGATGTTGCCGCCGCGCTCAACGCACCAGACACCAGCCTACCCACAAAACGGAGCGATGTGACTACTTACGATGCTAGGGAAATCCTCCTTTCGACCGGTGAATGGGGGACAGTTATTCTCGCTGCCGAGAATGCTGCGGTACCGCAACAGGTGCGCGGCGCGTGCATTGTTTTGCGTGACGCAATTATCCAAACAACCACAATCAGAATCAGCATACCGCAGATATACAATGCGACGGCCAACCTGCTTGGTGGCCTAGTTTCCGCTGGCATCCTGACAAATGACACCCGCAATGCGCTAATGGCGCTGGCGGATGTTTATCAGTCATGGGCTGAGATGGAAGGTGTGGGAGCGGTAACAACTCGTGATGTTGGCATTGCCAGGGGGAATGTCTGATGGCCGTCGCAAAATGGGCAACGCCCGCTACTCGCGGGTCCAACATTGCCGGAAACGCGATCAATAATTTGGCAACTGGATCGGAGACACCTTCCGCCAATGCAATCCTTTATGACAACGGCACCAGTAAGAATCTTTATGCGGCAGTCACCATCAAGGTAGCTTCGTTGACATCGACAACGGGCGGGTCCGTCACGCTGCGAGTTTATAGCGGTGATGGAACAGACGCTCCAGACATCGGCGGAGGCCCTTTTGACAGCTATGTGGCGGCGCTGACGGTGGGTACAAGCGCCAAGGTCGTAACATTTCCGATGGTGCGGCTATATCCTTTTTCAAACATGCGCTTCACGGTAGTAAACAACTCAGGCGCCTCAACTGCATCCAGCGGGCACGAACTGTACGTCTGCGCCTATAACGAGGAAGTCAGCTAATGCCTCGCGGCGTGTCGCGGCTGGATGAAGCGCAGTTGCAGGGGCGGCTGTGGACCCCTGCGCTACTGCCATCCTTGGCCCTGTGGCTTGACGCTGGTGATCTGTCCACGCTGACTATTCCTAGCACCACGCTAGTTAGCCAGTGGCGGGACAAGAGCGGTTACAACCGACACTTCGCGCAGTCGAACATCAACGTGAGGCCCCTTTATCGCGCTCAGGGTTTCAACGGTCGCCCGTGTCTGGAGAATGCCACTGGCGACAGTATGGCCATCGGATCATCCGGGCTTGGCCGGAATGTCGGCTGCATCACCTGCGCCATTGTCGGGTCGCATCCCGTGGCGGCGTTTACCTCTAATTCGTCGGAACTAAGCATCACGTCGGGCACCAGTGGAGCGCGGTTCTTTATGTCCCCCAACCCCAACGCCACCAACGCATACGGCTTTGCCAGCAAGCGGCTGGACGCAGAATCAGTGGCAAATTTTTCATCATCGACCGACGCGCTAGCGAACCGTGGCAGCCCTTGGATTCGTATCGGCCAGATGGTTTATTCTGGCGCCGTAGGCTACCACTGGACCAACGGCGTTCAGGATATGACTGCCCTGGCCGGGGGGGCGTCGGGCAATACAAGCGACACAAACTCGGTCGGGGGATCGATATTTTCGTTAACGCCGAACGGCACGAAACTGTCGGAAATTGTGCTGACCCACTCGGAGTTGAACCAGAAAGAGCGCGAGGCGCTTGAAGGTTATCTGGCGTGGCACTGGTGGGGTGACGCAAACACCCTTCAAGCGACACATCGGTTTCGCAATCGCCCGTCACTGATCGGAGACTGATCCATGCTTCGCCTTCGCGTCCCAGCGCTAGGAACAGGCGCAGCCGCTGGGGGCGAAATTGTTGGTGCCGTCAACGGCGACCTGCCCCTGTCCGGCACTGCAACGGGCAGTATCGGCAGCGCTCCAGCGACGGGTACGGCATCCGGGTCGCTAGCCCTCACAGGTGCAGCCAATGGTGCTGTGACCTCGTCTGGCGTTGCCAGTGGCACCGTGCCACTCGGCGGGGCTACTGCCGGTACAATCCGCGTTGCTGGCGTTACCAGCGGCGTCCTGCCCCTATTAGGAAATTCGACGGGCAACATTGGCAGCGCTCCGACTACCGGCACGGCGTCGGGATCCGTAGTTCTCGCTGGCACGGCTATAGGTGCGGTCGTAGCGTCGGGCGTAGTTGCTGGCGCCCTGTCCATCGGTGGGACCGCTACCGCTGCTGTCCCCGTAGTTGGCATGGGCAATGGCGCCATGCCCCTTTCCGGCACCACTACGGGGAATATCGGCGCTACCCCAATCACCGGAGCCGCATCGGGAGCGCTGGCTTTGTCCGGGGCGGCAACGGGGAATACCTGGATCAGCGGCACGGCCAGCAGCACCCTGCCACTTGCTGGCGCCTCATCTGCAACCGCCCCAATCAATGCCCTAGCCAGCGGCACGTTGTCGCTCACGGGTACGGGGGCGGGCTCTGTAGGCACGGCAATCGCATCCGGTGCAGCAGCGGGAACCCTGCCGCTTGGAGGAACGGCCACGTGCGCAGTCCGCGTCTCTGGTTTTGCAGTCGGGGGCTTTGCAATCACCGGAACGGCAAGTTCAAGCGGCCCGAGCCTGATTGCCACCCGCTTTGCCTTCCCTGGTGATCCAGCCAATGGGGGAAAACTGGCTATGAGCCGCGATGGCGGGCTCACCGTAAACGAGGTTTCAGTGGACACGTTTTTCATCAAGCGGAACGAAACCCCCGCGATCCGGTACAAGCTGAAACCAGCAGCGGTGGACCTGACCGGGGCGACCGTGCAGTTTCAAATGCGAGCACGGCGGCCACGTGGTGCTCCCCCGGTGATCGATACTGCAGCTGTGGTAGTGACCGAAACGGGCACACCCACAGTGGAATACACGTGGCAGGAAGGCGATACGGATAATGCTGGCCTTTTTGAGGCGGAGTTCCGCGTGACTTACGCGAACAACGAAGTCGAGACGTTCCCGAATGACGGGTTTATCTCGGTCAAGGTTTCGGAAGACATTCAGTAGTTCAAGGGTGGTTGGCTGCGGACCTGGACTCTCCCAGCGCAGTTTGTGGCAGCGCCGCTGCATCGGGAAAACTGAGGCAGAGGGTCAACCTAAACATGCCACCGGAAGACGTTTCTCACCGCGACATCTACGTTAGTTTGGCGCAGCTGAGCGAGAAAGTGAATTCGGTTCTGCTGCTGATGGTCGAGCGCAAAGAAGAGGTAACGCGAATCAATAAAGACCTCAAAGACCTGTTTGACCGGCAGCGAAACCAAGAGAATCGCATGGCGCAGGTCGTCATCCTAGGCGGTGTCGTCGCCCTGCTACTGCCAATCATTGGAAGCTGGGTAACCTTGAAGCTGGTTATTCCGATTGCGGTTGAGCAGCGTCAGGAGCAAAAGCCATGACGCAATTCCTAGGCCGCTGCCTGTTGTTTGCCGGGGGCTGCCTGCTTGCTGGTGCAAGTCTCAGCACTGCCGGGTGGATCATTTGCCTGCGTGCCAACTGGACTAAATGCGAAACCCCTCTAGCTACCGCCACGGCTGCCTGGCTCGGTGCCGCCAATGTTGCGCTCGGCGTGGCCCTACAGGAGCAACGGAAGCCCTAAGCAGGCTGAGCGTGGAAAGCCTCTAGCAATTCTTCCCGCCATTCCTCAAGGTCTTTTGGGTCGGTGTCTTCCCGAGCCATGATGACCGGCTCACAGTTGACGATCTCAGCCTTGGTGCTGCTGATCATCTTCACCGTGACCCCCACAATGCCGCGCTGGATGCAGGAGGCGGAGAACATCGTGCCACCTGGGAGGAGATCAAAGGCACGGCCCATGATGGCCAATCCGCGCTGGTCTTTCAAGGGGAAGACCCGCTGAAGATCCCAGGAGATGAAAGCGGAAGGCACGGCCCTTGGCGTGTGCCTCAGGTTGCCGGGAAACCTAGGGCAACGAGAGCAGGCAATGGCCCCGAAGATCCGACTGGATGCGGCTGCACTGGCCACCACTAAGCCGATCCTGCCGCATCAGCAAGCGGCGTGGAACTGGCTGCAGGAGCAACTGACAGAGCCCCAGGTCGTTGAGTTTGCTGAGCTGTTCAGGGCTGGCCCTGCGGAGAAGGAGCCGCTACGGCCACCTGCAACCAACCCGCTGAGCGGCTTTCCATACTTCAGCCAGATCAGCAGCGACGGCAGCGACGGACGAGAGGGGTGGCGTCAATGCCAGACGAGTGCGATTTCGATGTGCCTGGCGTACCTGAAGGTGAAAGGCATCAATGATGACACCGACTACCTGAAGGTGGTGCAGCGGTACGGGGACACCACCAGTCAGGCCACGCATCAGCTAGCCCTCAAGGCCTTGGGGGTCCGTGCGCGGTTCGTTCAGAACTGCTCAGCCTCTCAGCTGCAGGCCGAGCTGCGCGGGGGACTGCCGGCGGCACTGGGCTACCTGCATCGCGGCCCGGTGGGAGCGCCAAGCGGCGGTGGTCACTGGCTGGCGTGTTACGGCTTCACCCCCCATGGCTGGGTCGTGAATGACCCGCAGGGATCCTGTGATCTGGTGAACGGCGGCTTCACCCAGCAGGGCGGCACCAGCGGTAAAGCGCAGGTCTACAGCTACCGCAACTTCAACCCACGCTGGCTGGTCGAAGGGCAGGCAAGCGGCTGGGCCTGGCTGTTCAGCTAGACCCCAGGATCCGGCAGCGGAGGGGGTCCTACGGCAGGTTCTGTGATGCGCCTTGCCGCGAGAGTGACCCCTGCATCCCGGCAGAGCTGCTGAAGCTGCTGCCAGGCCTCGGGGCCGGACTTGGCTTCAACGCAGTGATCCCCGGCGCAGATGCGCCAGACCAGCTCACCCTCAACGATCACCGCTTCCTGAACCGGGACGAGGGGATCTGGCACCGGTCGACTGCTGTGGTGCTGCAGGTTTCCGGGTTCTCAACGGCTGAGACTCACTGCGGCAGCAGGCGTGCGCTTTGCGAACGGTATCGAAGGAAAACATCGCCAAAGCGCTAGGGTCCCGAACCACTGCACCGCAGCCTATGCGCCTCGGTTACGCCCGCGTCTCGAAGGAGGAGCAGAGCGACAGCCTGCCTGCCCAGGTGGCAAGGCTCCAGGGCGCCGGGTGCGATCGGATCGTTGAGGAGCTGGAGAGCGGCCGGAATGATGATCGGCCTGGCCTGGCGGAGGTGGTTGCCGAGGTGCGGGCCGGGAGGGTGGTGGAGCTGGTGATCACCAGAGCTGACCGCCTGGGGCGCAATGCTGCGTTTGCCGATGAGCTGCTGGCCCTGTGTGCCCTGATGGGGGTGACGGTCACGGCGCTGGACGGTGGGGTAATTGAATCGGCCACGCCTCAGGGGTTCCTGCAGGCCCGGCTGTTGACGACCATGGCGGAGGTGGAAAGCAGGATGCTGAGCCTGCGGTTGCGGCGGCAGTTTGAGCAGTACCGCTCCCAGGGGCGCCACCTGCGACGCCGGAAACCGTTTGGGTATCGAGGGGGTGCCAACCACAAACTGGAGCCCCACCCGGAGCACTGGCCGCAGGCGCTGCGGGTGCTGCAGCGGTTGAGGGAGCTGGGCAGCTTCTCAGCGGTGATGCGGGAATTGCCGAGCTGGTGCAGCTGGACCCCGGCAAGCCCGAACCTGCAGGCGTGGTTCTACAACCCGTGCATCAGGGGGCACGTGGGCCACATGCTGCAGAAAGGCAGCGGGAAGAGCTGGAACCAGCAGTGGGGTGAGATCCACTATGACCAGCATCCGCCGCTGATCAGCGAAGGGGACTGGCAGGAGCTGGCGATGTATCTGCGGCGGCCGGGTAACACCTTTCTGGGTCGAGGCCGTGAAGCTCGGCATGGGTTGACCGGGTTGCTGACCTGCGCTGCGTGTGGTCACAGCCTGAGGCGCAACAACTCGGGCACTACGGCATGGTGGCGGTGCCGTCATCGGCTGTGCCAGGAGAAAGGCGCCATCCGAGAGCGTGATGCCCTACCGCTGGCGGTGGCGGCTTGTGTGGCTGCTGCGGATCGCCTGGCGGCTGCGTATGCCATGCCTGCGGACGAGGATCCGGCGGTAGCGGCAAAGCGGCGAGACTTGGAGCAGCTGGAGGGGTTGGCTAGGCGGAACCCGGCGATTGCATCAGCTTGTGTTGCGTTGCGCAGCGAGATTGACAGCCTGATACGGCGGCCGAGGGTGACGCCTGAGCTGGCTGGGTATGCCGAGCGGATCAGGGACCCTGTGTTCTTTGCTGGGGCGACACCAGAGGAGCAGCGGGCGCTGTTTGGGGCGGTGCTCGAAACCCTGGCGGTGGGTCCAACTGGGGAAGCCCGCGCTCAGCCGCGTAGCTGGTGAGGCGACTCGCGAGGGCCTCGCGAAGGGTCATTGCGGCGGCCATCAATGGTGCTCC